GTGAACTCATCAAGTCCAGCTTTGAATGGCTGGTTGTATGTGTTTGGATCTATATATCCATGAAACACAATTCTGTCTGCTACAGATATGGTCACCTCTTGTGATGTAGCATTAGCAGCAAAGAGCTTGTCACCAACATAGTGCTTGGTGACAAGGTTAATCTCTGCCTCTGTCTTTATAACATGCTCAAACAAGTCATCAGCTTCATATTTTATTGTAACTGGCTCACTAGAAAAATGAAGCCCATTCTCACCAATGATGATGTCTTCACCTTCAATGTCATTAGTTATAGCAACTGTAACCAGCTCATTGTCTATATTTCTAAATTGTCCTGTTATGTTCATGTGTTATAAAATGCCTGTTTTTTTGCCTACTTTAGCTTGTGTCTTGCTAAAATTTTTCAATGTGCCATATAAGTCACTTCCTTTTATCCTAAATGATACAGATTGAGATGAATTACCATATCCACCATTGTCAAGCATGTCAAATAAATTCTTTTGCTGTCTTTTGTTCAATATCATCTCACCTGGATTGACTCTTGCTATTATCTTGTCACCAAACATTGATTTTCCTCCACCTATGATACCACCTTCAGCGAATTTAGGTAATGAAGCGAATATTGATGCTATTATAGCTATACCAGATGCTATAGCTGCTATATTTGCTGGGAATGGAAGCTTTGCACCTTCAGCAGTAACACTACCCATTGCCTCAGCATTCTTAGCCACAACCAAAGAGCGTATGAGAGGAATCAAGTCTGCTATTCCTTGCATTGCTGTTGCTGTGAACTGCATCCATTGTTGTGCTGATTCATCCATAGCGCCACTTAAATTAGAGAATGCAGTTCCTATATTTCCTATAGTGTCAGCATAGCCGTTAGCATATTCTTCTTGTTTCTTGAAATGGTCTTCTTGTCCTTTAACTATATTTGCTTGGTCAGCCAATCCATTGTTCTTCTCTATCACACCATTCAATGCTTCTTCTACTTGCTGGTATGAAGCGCTTCCAGTCAGTCCAAGCTCTTGGAATTTCAATATCAGTTCATTCAACTGTGATATTAGACTGTCATTAGCATCCATCTGCTCTTTTATTCCTTCTAATGTGCCAGAATTGTCTTTGACTCCTGTAGCTATGTCAAATGAAGACTTTTTCTTTTTCACTTCAAGATCTATAGAGCTAAACTTGGTCATCAGCTCTGTCTCATTCTTCATGTCTTCAACCGCTTTCAATGCTGATTTATAATTGTCAGCCATTGATTGTGATGTGTTGCCTATCTTAAGATTGTCATCATATATACGCTGCATGATTAAAGCATATTGATTAGCATATTCTGTGTTGTCTATCATGCCATCAGCTAGCTTCTTTTGTAGTTGAGCTATGTCTTCATCATATTTAACTTTAATCTCAACCTGAGCGCGTGATTTCATTGCCTCTGCATATCTGTCTACATCAGCTTGTGTCGCTTTTCCTGCTTTCAATAGACTGTCAAGGTGCTGCTTTTCTAATGTCTCAAGTTGTTTCTTATAATCAAGCTCAGTTATTAATTTCTTATTATAGTTGTCTTCAAGCCTTGCCTTGTCTTTCAAGTAAGTGTCTTCTTTCTGTGGTGTTGCCTTTGGTGTGGTCCTTGTTCCTGTTCTTCCAGTCTTTGGTTTCACATCTGGTTTTTTAGGTCCCTTAACATCAGGATTAATCTCAGGTGTCGCAACATGCATCTCTTTTAATTGTTTTTGATATGCATCTATTTGGTCTAATATTGCTTTGCCTTTCTTTTCTGCATCTTCTAAAGCATTGTCAAGCAACCATTGTGCACCTTTATCTGTCAGTGTTCCACCTGTCTTGCCATTTCCAAAGAAGCCACCACCATAATTCTGTGTATAATAAACACCTCTGCCCCATGTACCAAACTCTTTTTCTATAGTCTCTTGGTCTAATTTTTCTCCAGCAACATGAGCACCTTCAAGCGCTTGGTTATATAAACTTTGATATTTTGCAGCCAGAGCAGCTATTTTTGCTCTTGCTTTTAATGCTGTAGTAACATTTTCTGTTCCTTTAATAAGCACATTGTCTGCTTGAGCTACACTCATCACAGATAATCCAAGATTTTCAAACTCTTTTTGGTTTTCTTTTATCCATTCTGTCTTCTCTTGCTCTGTCTTCAAATTAGAATATTCATAAGTAAGCTTGTTATATGAAGCTATTGATGTGCCAAGCTTTTCATTTAACACATCATAATATTGCTTTTGGACTTCTTTCTCTCTTTCAAGTGTTTTAGTCCTTTCTTCTTCTTGTGTTGCTGCATCACTTGTGGCTATAGCATAAGCGCCTACTGCTGCTGTGCCTAATATTATCAAACCAGTGAAGTCACCAAACATTGCTTTTCCTATCGCCTTTGCCACATTCCATGCATTCTGCGCTGTGGTATTAGCTGCTGTGGCTGCTGTGTTGGCCGTTGTCGCTATGGTCTCTTTTGTCGTCATTGCTGCTGATACCTGTTGGCGTACAGATTTTAATTTCAGCATCAATATACTGTCTTTGTTAAGAAGATTAGCTATTGTCTGCACTCCATTCAATATTGCCATAGCAGATTGGACTTTCAATATTGCACGGGTCACCTCTTCATTCTTAGTGCCAAACAAACCCATTACACCTGATGCTAAAGAGCCTGCAGCTGCAAAGCCTTGCATCACCTGTACACCAGCTTGAAGACTCATAGTGTCACTAGCAAAACGCTGTGTCGCTGCTGCAGCATCACTTATTGCGTCTTTTATCCTACCTGCCTCAGCTGCTATCTTGCTAAACTGGTCTGTGTTGCTTAAACCTTCAAAATTCATCTTAGCCATCAATGCTTGCAGGTCACGAAGCTGTCTTTTAAGTGGTGCACTTGAGTTTATTATCCTATTAAACTGCTTGTCTATTCTCTCAGTTGCTGTCTGCGCTGATTTACCAACACTGTCAAGCTCTGTCTTCACTTTATTGACTGTGCTGGAAATATTATCTTGCCCACTAAATACAACTTTATAGTCTGTTGAATTTGCCATTATATTATATTAAACCTTTATTTATCAGCTCTGCTGCTTTCTCACTCATCTTTTGAGCTACCTCATGCGTTATTGGTTTTGGTGGCTCATCTTGATTTTTGTCCCATGGGAATTTTATTATGCTGTCAACCTCTAAGCGTTCCTTTGAATTTGCTTGCGCTATTAAATAAGCTATAAGACGTGCCTGTTCCCATCCATCACGTATACCATAATCCTGATACCTCATTGCTGCTGCTATCTCATACCATTTCATCTCATCCAACACATATTTTGGTGAGTAATGCAGCTTTATTGTCAAAATGGCATATATCTCAGAAACGCTTAATCTTTTTTTGAGTCATCAGTGTCATCACCATTGTTGATCATGCTGTTGACTTTCTGCTCATCTAATATTATCTTGTTTATTGACTCAAGTATAGTGTTGTCACTGTCACAAGCAGCGACAAAGTCATCCCATTCTAGCACATCATCTAAATTAGAAGCCAGAATTACACAATAAGCGAATATATATCTGTTCATCACATATTCTAACTCTTCTAAGCTAAATGGTTTCTTTGTTATCTGCTCATATAAGAAAAGTGAGCGCACTGTGTATTTGACGTTATAGTCCTTTTTGTTGATTTTAACTTTTTTCATTGTAGTTTTTACATTATATTTTTGTCTATCTATATATAAAAATAAAATATAAACATTAATGAAATAATACAAAAAAGAGCATGCCAAAGAGCATGCTCAAAACAAATAAACTACAACTAAATAAAAAAATACATTAAAACCGAACAAGATTCTAACATATTGATAATCAAGTTGTTATTCTTGTAAGTGGTCCAACTCCTTGAAGCTGGGCTGTGAATGTAGCGTATTCTCCAACAGGTGCATTCAAGCTTAAGTCATTGATAACACAATTTCCTTTGTAATAAGGTGTTGTGTATGACCAGCCACCTTCTGGTACATTCTCAGCTGAAGAAGACTTAACTCCAAACACACCAGTGATTATAGTCTTGTTGACCATATAGCTGAATAATGTGTCAAAGTTATTTCCTTGTCCATCAGTTGAATAGAAGTTGTCAGATGATGCATCCCAAGAGATGATTGAAACCTCACTTGAAGCCCATCCGCCACCACCTTCATCTTTATTTGAAGTGTCCTGTGTCTCACCTGCTAAATGTAGTGTATGTGAAGTAGCATAAGAGATGCTCTTTCCTTCTACGAATAACATGGCGTCACCACCTTTGATTTTGCTCATAATTTTTATTCTAGAATATATTTATTTGAACGTGAATTCTAAGTATATTGTCTGTATATATGTATTGTCGAAAAACTCTTCTGATGATTGTGTCAAGTTGATGTCATCTATCATGCGCATTATGTTGCGCATCTCTGGATCTGTTGGCTCTGGCACGTAATGCTCCCATCTATGGACAAATGCATTTACCAGTGTATGCATTATAGGAATAGACTCATTGTATTTCTCTGTGAATAGCTTCATCTCAACAACAACGGTTTCTTCTTCTCCATCTTTGCAGTCTGTTATCAATGAGCCAGATGTGCGTCTATATGTGATGAATGGAAATGTAGTGCCAACTGGAGCAACTAAAGGAAATGTCTTGTCTTTCAGCTGCTGTGGAAAACCAACTATGCTGTTTATTATATGCTTTATTGCTAGTCCTACATGAAATATTTCCATAAATGTAAAATTATTTTATTTTTGTCAGCTCTTCATCCATTTTCTTGCTTATAGCGTATTCTATCTGCTGCTGTGCATTCTGTCTTGCGTCTCTGAAGAAATGATATGGTGTCACTGTTCCCCTTGATTGCCCTTTCTTTGTCACACGCTCTTTTATCTGCGACTCATAGAATCTTACTCTCCAGTCAACTTTTGAGCGTTTTAATATATCAACTTGAACTTCATTATATGCTTTGTCTTTCTGGATATTCACACCAGCATATATTGGCTGTCCTATAGACTTAGAGAAATGTGATGCTGCTGGCCATTTTGCCCGCATAGTCTCACTTGTAGCTTGTCTTAAAACCTCAGCGCCAGCTGTCAAGCCTTTCAGCATTACGTCTTTTCTAAACTGCTCATCATCCAGTGTATTCAATATCTTGTCTATACCAGATGAATCTATCTCTGTCTTGAAATTACTCATTTATAAGCTCAGCTAATATTATTTTGCCGTTATATCCACGTCTTTTCTCTATAGAAATTATCCTGTATTTCATTCCCTGCCATTCAATGAAATCAACATTCTCTACATCTATATAAGATCGTACAGTGAAAGTCTTTGTATAATTATACACTATTTCATTGTTCTCTACGGCACGTCCACCAGTATTCCAAGAAACATTAGCTCTTGTTGTGCATTTCAAGACTAAGTCGTCTTGCTGCTCACCATATTTGTTAATCGTGGAAACTATGCCATATATGTTGATTTGCTCATTCAATATTCCTGCTTTCATGCATTATAACCAACTCTGTTTTTGTATGTAGCTAGAAGATATTCAAAGCTCTGTGGAATGTTTGTCATATTGACAGGTGAAACACTCTCTCTATTCATATACATATTGCCAATCAACAGCTTACATGCATGAATTATAGGTGCTGGAACACTTTCAACATCAAGATATGCTAATATCTCTCTATAGTCTTTATAGTCAAGATGTTGTAATATCATCTGCTCTGCTACAGAGATTAATGATGCGATATATGTGTCATCATCTGTGAAGCTTGCGTCAATATTAAGATGTTTCTTTGCCTCTGCTACTGTTATTAATGGTGTTGATATTGCCATTTTTTCATGCTATGTATAATTTTTTAAATAGAGAGTGGATGAGATATCCACTCTCTTTATATAAGTTATTGATTAGTCGCCACTTACGATTTTTGAAGCTGCGAATGCTTCTGGACGTAATACCTTTGCATCGAAGAATGCATTGATTACTAAGCGAACTTGTCCGTCTGCTGCCTTTGTATATGGGTCAACAGTAAGGTCGATTGCACCCCATTGGCCAATTGCTAAATTAGTCCAGTCACCAGCTACCATATAACTTGTCTTCATATTGGTTGTTGACAATGCAGGTGTGCCATCAACAGCGTTGTTCTCATAAACCATGCCTGTAGCATTTGTGCCTTTAATCATTGAGCGCATAGCTGATTTAGCTTTAGGTGATACAATATATTTGATGTCACCATAAACATTAGCGTCTTCAATGTCAGCCTCAGCGTCTACGATACCAGCAAAGTTAGAAACTGCACCAGCCTCAACAGCGTGTAACAAGCCTTCTGGCTGTGTAGTTGTGCCAGCAGCATCACCTAAAATTGTAGATTCAAGCTTAGAGTTGATTGCATTGACAAGATCTTGACGGATTACTTGCTCTGCACCTACTGAGTCTTGAACTAAGAACTGCTTTGACAAGTCGATATAAGCTGTCAAACGTTTTGGTGATAAGGTAACATGTGAGAATGCAGGAGCACCATCACTTGCTGAAGCTGTCTCACCTTCCCATGTAACTTGTGAAGCTGTCATGATTGGAACTTGAACATTAGAAACAAGTCCTGTCATGAACTTAGCGCCTGCTTGCACTAATACGTTCTTTGCACGTAAAGGAGTCAAGATGTCATAGATGTCTGTAGCTACTACATCTTCACCTTCTGCATTAACAGAAATAACACCACGTTGCTCAAGCATATTTGGCAACTGAATTTGGCCACCATATTGCACAGATGCTTTTCTGAACTCTTCAGCACCAGCCTTGCATACAGCAGCGTCAATGTCATTAAGTTTTTGGTTGTTGACGATTGCACGTACTGATCTCAACAAACTGAAATTTTTCTCCATAATATTATGATTATTTTTTTGTATGTTTTTATTTTCTATATTTTGATTTTCATCATTTTTGTCAAAAGATTTCTCTTCTTTCTCTTCTTCTTTCTCTTCTTCTTTATCATCTACTTTATCATCTGCTTTATCATCTGCTTTATCATCTGCTTTATCATCTGCTTTATCATCTGCTTTATCATCTACTTTATCTTCTTTATCATCATTATCATCAGAAGAAGGACTATCATCAGTATTGTCATTATCATTTTCTGGCTTCTCTTCTTCTTTTTCTCTAATCTCTTCCTGCTCTTTAACCTCTTCTTGCTGTCTTATTTCTTCTTCCATTTTCTCTTTCTCTTTTATTTCTTCTAATATGTCTAATGTACGCTTTGAACATGATGTAGCTAAATAAGCTGGCTCATAAACTGGTGATACATCATATAATGCGCCAATCTTTGTTATAGTGCGGTGCAGCACTCCATTGTCATCATATTCTCTCTTGTCACCAGCCTCTTCAAGTGGCAACGAGAAACAGAATGATGATGCGAATATCTCACCACGCTTTATATGCTCTATAAGCTCATCACCTACTTGTGTATGTGGAGCTTCAAACTCATAATACAAGCCATCATCACGTAATTCAAGACTCAATGAGCCTTGTCCGAATCTTGAACGTGCTAATACTTGCTCTCCATTGTGATTAAGCAAAG